CATACGGGACATACCCCCCCGCCCCGCCCGGGGAACCGCCGCCCGCGGCTTAGGCGAGCCTAGAGAGCAGGCCAAATTTCCACAGGGGGGTAGTGCCTCTGATTTGGCCGTGGGGCCGCGAACGGGGGCTGTGGGGCCATCATGCCACCCCTGACCCGGCACAAGGCCTCTCAGCCGGCCGGCCTCGCCGGCGCCAGCGAAACCGCAGGTCAGGGTTGTTTATCGTTACAGCGTGCGGTATGCTGGGGGCGTGGCGACGTGTGAGAGGTGCGGCGAAAGGGTGACGATCGCAGGGCGCGGTCGCATGCCGCGCTACTGCTCAACCCGCTGCCGAGTGGCTGCTCACCGCGCGCGTCACCGCCTACCGCGTGAGCTGACTGAGCGCGCTCGGTGGGTGCGCCATGAGGCCAAGCGGCCGATCACTGTGGATGGTCTGCCGGCCAGCTCCACCGACCCACGGACTTGGAGCACCTACTCAGAGGCAGCTCGGTCGAAGGCTGGCGATGGGATGGGCTTTGTTCTCGGCGACGGGATCGCCTGCCTTGACATCGACCACTGCCTTGACGAGCGGGGGCGGCCGGACGCGCGGGCTCGGGCAATCCTGGCCCGGGTGCCGGGCGCCTATGTGGAGGTCTCGCCGTCCGGGCGTGGGCTGCACGTGTGGGGCACGGCGCCCGAGCGGCCCGGGCGTCGGCACGATGGTTACGAGGTGTACTCTGTTGGCCGGTACATCACCGTGACCGGCCGGGTCTACCGGCTGGGGGGACTGCCGGACCTGTCCGAATTCTTTTAGTGGGTAGTCGCCCGCGACTGATCATCGCGGGATCGAGCCTCGATCTGCGGCCCTGATTCCTGACCACTCGCCGCGGAATTTGCGCACAGCGCATCGTTGGTGCAATTCGGTCCGTGGCGACGGGACGCGCCATTGGAGGGGGGTGCTTCGTGTCGCGCGAGTCGCGTGAGCGCTCCTTCACCGAGGTGATCACCTCCGGTGATTATCTGGCCAGTCTTGAAGCGATCCGTGACGCGATCGCGGCTGATCTCGCCGTCTGTGAGTCGATGCGGGACAGGGCGGCCTTGTATCTGCGGCTGAGTGACGTGATGGCAAAGATCGAGGAGGCTAAGCCGCGGCCTGCGAGGGGTGACGTCATTGACGAGATCGCTGCACGTAGGGCTGCTCGGAGGTCAGGCGCCGCCCAGGATCCGGCACGCGCCAAACGTGCGGGCTAACGCCTGGGAGGATGTCTCTGATCTCGCCGCTTCGTTCGGGCTACGGCTAGACGAGTGGCAAGAAGAGGTCTTGCGTGCGGCCATGGGCGAGCGGGCGGACGGCCGATGGGCTGCCCGTCAGGTTGGTGTGAGCACCCCGCGCCAGAATGGTAAAACGATGCTGATCGTAGCCCGGGCGTTGGCTGGATTGCTGCTGTTCGATGAACAGATCATCATCGTGTCGGCGCACAGGCAGGACACCGCGCGTGAGGTGTTCTTTCGCCTAGTGCAGATTATCGAGGATAACCCGGCACTAGAGAATCGGGTAGATTTTATCGCCCGGTCGGAGATGCGGGAGTTCATCCGCATGAAGACCGGGCAGGAGGTCAGATTCAAGGCCCGGTCATCGGGGTCTGGCCGCGGATTCAGTTGTGATTGTCTACTGTTGGATGAGGCGCAGATCCTGAATGCTGCGGCGTGGTCGGCGATCCTGCCGACTATGTCGGCGCGGCCTAATCCGCAGGTGTGGCTGCTGGGAACCCCGCCGACGCCGCATGACGACGGCGAGGTGTTTACTCGATTGCGCCACGCCGGCGTAGAAGGTAAAGATTCGCGGTTGGCGTGGATTGAGTGGTCTGCTGAGCCAACGGACGACTTTGACGATCCGGAGACGTGGGCGAAGGCTAACCCGGCGTACGGGGTGCGGATCGACTACGAGGCGATCGCCGCGGAGCGGGCCGTGATGACCGATGACCAGTTTGCCCGCGAGCGGCTCGGAATTTGGGATGATATTTCATCGGCGAGCATTATCCCGCGCCTGAGCTGGGAGCAACAGGCCGACACTGCCAGCATCGCTGTCGATCATCTTGCGCTTGGCGTCGAGGTTGGGCCGGATCTGGCGTGGGCGTCGGTGGCGCTCGCCGGGCAGCGGGCGGACGGTGACTGGCATATCGAACTTGACGAAGATCAGCACACGCGCGGCCGCGGAGTCGAGTGGCTCATACCGCATCTCGATGCGATCGTCGCCGCTAATCCGACGATCCGGTCGATCGTAGTCGATGCCGCCGGCCCCATTTCTGCCTTGCTTGACCAGTACCGACCTGGGCGTTGGCGACTGCGCGGCACGCGCATTGAGGTGACGCCGGTTCGTGTGCCCGAGCTCGGCGCCGGATGCTCGCGAGTGCTTGACGGCATCGTCACAGGGTGGCTCTGGCATATTGGGCAGCCGCAGCTCACCGCTGCGGCCATGGCTGCGGGCAAACGAGCGCTTGGAGACACAGGCATGTGGGTATGGTCGCGTCGGTCGGCGACGTCGGATATTACACCGATTCAGGCTGCGACGCTGGCTCTTATTGGCGCGCAGGCGTCCCGGCCGCGGCGTCCCATGCGGGCCACCACTTCGACACATAGTGGGCGCAAACGGGAGGCGATCGTCCTATGACCGCCGCGGCCAAGCTCACCCTCGCGCCGGAGAAAATCACCCTACCCGAGGTAAGTGACGAGGATAACCAGATCCTGAATGCGCTTTTGTCGAAGCTGTACGCGAAAATGCGTCGCAACGTTCTTCGGCAAGCGTATTACGACATGAAATACATCTCCCCGCTCTACGGGTCGGTTATCCCGCCGCATTACTACCGCTTGGGGATTGTGCTTGGTTGGTCGGCTAAAGCGGTTGATTTGCTCGCCCGTAGGTGCAATCTAGAGAAATTCGTGTGGCCCGACGGTGATCTCGACAGCTACGGGTATCGGGAGATTTGGGAGGGTAACTCCCTTCGATCCGAGGTTTCGCAGGCAATTACCTCGGCTCTAATTCACTCGGTTGCCTTCGTGATCAACACGAATCGTGTTCCGAGCAGTGGCGAGCCTCCCGCACTAATCCACTTTGTGGACGCGACGTCGGCGACCGGGGAGTGGAATTCTCGGAGGCGTGCCCTTGACAGCCTGCTATCGGTGCATTCTTGGGATGACGATAAGCGGCCGACCGCGCTCGCCCTCTACCTTGATGGGCGGACTATCATCGCCAAGCGTGCCGATTCCGGCGCCTGGTCAACGGATGTGCAAAGCCATAAGTGGGGTGTGCCGGCGGAGCCGTTGCCCTACAAGCCGCGTCTCGACCGCCCGTTTGGTTCGTCGCGGATTACTCGCGAGGTTATGGCGTTGCAGGATCAGGCCACGCGTGCTGTCATCCGATTGGAGGCTCACAGTGATATTTACGCGATTCCTGATCTGTGGGTTCTTGGCGCCAGTGAATCGATTTTCAAGCACCAAGATGGGCGGCTCAAAAAGGCGTGGGAACTTGTTATGGGCCGCGTTAAAGGCGTCCCAGATGATCCCGATGCTGACGATCCGTCGCTCGCCAGGGTCGATGTCAAGCAATTTCCCGCCGCATCGCCCGAGCCGCATCTTGCGGCGTTGAACGCGATTGCGAAACTTTTCGCGAGGGCCACATCACTACCGGATTCGGCGCTCGCCATTACCGATATGGCCAATCCGACCTCAGCCGAGGCATACGATGCGAGCCAATACGAGCTGATTGCCGAGGCTGAGGGCGCCACCGATGATTGGTCGCCGTATCTGCGGCGCGCCATGATCCGGGCGCTCGCGATGGCGAACAACATACCTATCCGTGATGTGCCGCCTGAGTGGGCCACCATCGCGCCGCGTTGGCGCAACCCTAGGTATCTGTCGCGATCCGCGGCGGCCGACGCCGGGGTCAAGCAGATCGCCGCGGTGCCGTGGCTGGCTGAGACAGAGGTGGGGCTTGAACTGCTAGGACTTGATGAACAGCAGATCGCGCGGGCGCTCGCCGAGCGGCGCCGCGCCGAGGCAGCTCGCCGCCTCGATGCCATCGCAGCGGCCGCGGCGATGGCCCGCGAGCAGCCCGAGGTCGCGGCGATGGAGGCCGGCGCAGGTGGCGTCACCGGATGATGTGGCCACCTTAGAGCGTACGCTCTGTGATGTCGCATCGGTGGGCCCGTATGCGGGCTCGGGCCTGCCGATGCCTAAGCCCGCACGCCCGCATAGGAGAGGTCATGTCAGAAGCGCGCGGAGCCGTTATCGAAATCGTCGAGCGGCGCAAGGGGCCGATCGGAGATTCGTCTGGCGAATCGATGATCGTGCCGGACGATGTGCGGATCAATGGTCAGAGTTTGCTCTGCCCGGCTGACCATCCCGTTATCGTGCACGGCATCACCATTAACGGTGGCGAGCTGGTGCGGGTCACATTGACTTTGTTCGCCCGCCGCGTTGAGATTAAGGCGGAGGCCGAAGCAGGTGGCGTCGCCGGATGATGTGGCCACCCTAGAACGCACGCTCCGTGACATCGTTGCCGTAGCATATCGCGAACTCGCGGAGCGATGGGGCGAGTTCATCGCCGACGCCCCTAGGCTGAGCACGGACGCCCTCGCGGCACACCTGCCCGATCTCGTTGAGCGGTACGCCGACGCGGCGGGGGCGGTCGCGGCTGACTGGTATGACGATCTCCGCGAGGCGGCTGGTGCGCCCGGCCGGTATCGGGCCGTGGTCGCCGATCCGCCGCCGGTGGAGCAGGTCGAGGCGACGGCCCGGTGGGCGGCCGGGCCGCTATGGGCGGCTGAGCCGGATGATCGTCGCGCCTTACAGCTCGTTGCCGGCGCGATTCAGCGTCTGATCGCGCAGGGTGCCCGAGACACGATCGCGACTAATGTCGAGCGTGACCAGCAATCGGGGGTGCGGTGGGCGCGGATGCCTCGCGGGCCGAGCCCGTGTGCGTTTTGCCGCATGCTGGCCTCGCGCGGCGCGGTGTACCGGTCATATCGGACTGCTACATATCGGCGGCGCACGCAGGCCAAATACCATGATCGGTGTTGGTGTATCCCGGTCCCGGTCTGGCCCGGCCAGACCGAGCCCTATGATGTTAATCGATATCGTCAGGAATATGTCAACGCGCGCGCCGAGGCGGCAAGCGGGGAACCGAGAGAAATATTAAGTTCGATGCGTGAGCAGCTTGGCGTCAATTAGGCTTACGCCCACGCGCGGCGGTTAATGCGCGGCCATTGGAGGATTGAATGATCGATATGAACACAGCGCATGCTGACAATGGCGGAAACTCGACACGGGCCACGCCGCCCGACGACGGCAGGCAGGAATACCTGACCCAGGAGGACGTTAATCGAATCATTGGCGAGCGGCTGGCGCGGGAACGAAGCCGGATCGCCGGCCTACAGGAAAAGGCCGCACAGGCCGACGAACTCGCGAAACAGCTCGACGAGGCCAAGCAACGCGTCGAGAAGGCCGAGGCCGAGCTTGCGAGCATCCCGCAAAAAGTCGCGGAGCAACTGCGAAAGCACATCGTCGCAATCCACGAGATTAGCGACGAAGACGCAGAGCTGTTTCTGGCAGCGAATGATCCGGAAACGCTTCTTAAGCAGGCGTATCGCTTTGTCGAGCAAACCCAGCGCCCGTCAAATATCGTCCCGCTAGAGGGCGCAAACCCGCGTCCTCCGATCACACCTGAGGATGAAATTCGGCGGACCTTGGAGGCGCTATTTCCCGGGAAGGCCGGGCATACGTAGGAGTGTGAACAATGTCGGTGTTTACTTCGTCTGACGCCTCGGTGCTGATGCCGCGTCAGATTGCGAGCGAGATGGTCAGAGATGTGCAGCGTGGGTCGACCATCGCCGCGCTCTCCAATAGCGAGCCCATGAAATTCGGTAACGTCGATATCATCACGTTTACCGATAAGCCGAAGGCGGAATTTGTGGCGGAGGGCGCGCAGAAATCGAGCACGTCGGGCGCTTTCGGCGTGGTAACCGCGGTGCCGCATAAGGCGCAGGTCACCATGCGTTTTTCGGCCGAGGTCGAGTGGGCCGATCAGGATCATCAGCTTGGCGTGCTCACCGAGCTAGCAACGGCTGGCGCGCAGGCGCTCGCCCGCGCCCTTGACCTGGGCGTCTATCATCGGATCAACCCGCTAACTGGCCAGGTCATCAGTTCGTGGACTAACTACCTCACGGCAACGACATTGCGAGTCAACGCGAGCTCTAACCCCGATGTCGACATCGAGACAGCAGTCGGTCTGCTGATCACCAACCGAAAGCCTGTTACCGGAATCGCTTTCGACACGTCTTACGCGTGGACCCTTGCCAATGCGCGCTACGACGATGGTCGTAAAAAGTACCCTGAGCTTGGGCTTGGGGTCGAAATTACGAATTTCGGAGGAATCGCGGCGTCGGTAAGCGACACGGTGTCGGGCCAGCCTGAGGCGGACGATACCAAGGTCCGGGCGATCGTCGGCGATTTCCAGGACGGCATCCGGTGGGGGATTCAGCGCGACTTGCCAGTCGAGATCATCCGCTATGGTGACCCGGACGGGAATGGTGATCTGAAACGCAGTAACCAGATCGCTCTGCGCCTCGAAATGGTGTACGGCTGGTACGTTTTCCCCGACCGATTTGCGATCATTGAAGAGGTGGACGAGGGTTAGGGCTAGGACTAATGACCGAGCTGGTAACGCTCAAAAATGCGCGCGGCGCGGTGGTGAGGGTGGATACGGCGACTGCCGGGCGATTGCTCGCGAAAACATCTGAGGGATGGGTCAAGGTCGGCGGGGATGAGCCATCACGGCCGGTCGAGACACGGGCTCGGCGTGTGGCGAGGTAGTCACCAATGGCTGATGATGTGCCAGCGATCATCGCTATCGAGGATCTCCCGGAAAACCTCCGGGATATCGACGTTATTGATGCGATGATCGCTGGCGCTAACGCCGCGGCCGCTCGTGTCGCGCCGTGCCTGGCATCAACTGATCCGCCGCCAACGGCTTCGCAACTAGCCGAGGCCAAACTGATTTTGCTCGGCGCGATTAAAAGGTGGGTTGATGCCGGCTCCGGCGCGATTGTGCAACAAGTGGCCGGGCCATTCTCGCAGACGATCGATAATCGTCGGCGGAGTGGGTGGCGGCTGTGGCCAAGCGAGATCGACTCGTTGCAAGCCCTATGCCGTACAACGGGGCAGCGTGTCGCATTCGCAATTGACACCGCGCCAAGGTCAATGCCGTATCACTCGCCGATCTGCGCCCTTCATTTCGGCGCGAATTATTGTTCGTGCGGGGCAGATATTGCCGGCGAGCCGATCTACGCAGAATAGGCAGCAATGGTGGGATACCCGTACGGCGAGCCTGTGACCCGTATCCGGGCCCCAATCGCCATTGACCGCTACGGCAATCAGATCCGGGATTGGGCGCGCGCCGAACGGACCCCTATGGGGCGATGGGGTGTGGCGCCCCGGACCTCCTCCGAGCCGCGCGAGGCCGGCCGTGACGCCGTCATCACCGGTCTCACCCTCTACGGCCCGCCCGGCGTCGATGTGCTCCCGTCTGATCGGTTAGAGGTGCGTGGCCACACGTGGGAGGTAGAGGGCGAGCCACAGGTGTGGATCTCGCCGCTCACAGGCTGGGCGGCGGGCGTCGTTGTTGATGTCCGACGGGCGGAGGGGTAGAGGTGGCTCGGAGTCGGATCGTGCTCAATCGCAGGGGCGTCCGAAAGTTGCTTAGGTCGTCTGAGGTGCTGCGCGATATGCGGCGGCGAGCTGAGGCGATCGCGCAGCGCGCGGGCGACGGGATGGTGGCATCAGCAATGGTCGGCGCCGGCCGCGCACGCGCAAGCGTCATCACCGCTACGGCCAAAGCTCGCGAGGCTGAGGCGAGGCATCGCGCG